TCATACTGTGATTTCTGTGGAAGAATGACAACAGCGTGTAGGTTTTTAGTTTCAACTACAGACTCCTGCCTCTTACTAATGCCGCTGCGATCTAGTATATCCTGTGCAGCCTTAAAGCGTAGCTCAGTACGACCTAGAGGTTCTCCTTCAGTGTGTGCAGCAGTCATAGAATCAACAATCTGCTTAACAGCACGAGGAGATATGACAGCCATCTCTAGTTTAGCTCGTTCAATGATCTCATCTCGTAGTTGTGTTAGTACTGTAGGGTATGACGAACTGGCATAACCAGCAGCAGCACAGGACTGACGAGCATTACTAAACGTCTGAGAGTTATCGACATCAAAGTAGTGTGTCATAAAAGACACTTGTTTGTCTGTAAGTTCTTTGTCCTTTGTCACAAGTGATTTCATTAGACAATAACCTACTTCTTAATAGTTAGTAATGTATTAATAATGTATTGGAAAGAGTTTAAACTAGGTTAAGATAAATATTATAATATATATATTTATAATATAGTAGCTTACCCCGTTTTAATGTGTCATTAAACATTCACTAATATACTTATTATATCACATATTGAGAACAAAGTCAACCCCTTGAGAAAAAATATTTGTATACCATTACCCGGACCTATTTATTATTCTTTATTTTTTACAAGGTTTGAAAATTATAAAAAATATCGCAGGAATGCTATATATATAGTACACCCCCCTACTGGCCCATACCCACCCCAGTAGAAATGTATATATAAGTATATATGCATATCATAGAGGTAGGGGCAAAAGAACAAAAGGTGAACAAAATAAGGCACAGCCAGTTGAGAATCATTCGCAAGTAGAGGGTGTGACAAATTTGCAACAGGCCCCCAACCTGCCGTAGTGGTGAGAATGATTCTTAGTTGCATTCGCAACACATTCTGAATGGTTGGAACAAAACGTGAACACATACTATCTACATATGTACATATCTTTATATCATTAAGTGCAGCACACTCGAACTATCTTTGCGAATCATTCTTAATTGCATTGATTATGCTTGACAAGTGACATTTATGCAACATGCCTCTGTGTCGGCCTCTCAAGCATTCTGAATGGTTTCGAAGGTTCCGTGTATCATTGTGTATTATGGTGCCGAGAAACACGTTCAGCACCTATTAGACAAAGTGAGAACATAGTGGGAACATTTCAAGAACGTATGTATCGTTCTCGTCATTGTGCACATTGTCAATAGCACTCCTAACATTATCAATGACTTGTGGCATTATTGCAACACTTTCCCTATAGGTATAAAGACAGAATTTTTTTTCGATTATTTGCATTTTTTTGTTGACCGGTCTGGGGAATCGTTTATGGTTTGAATTGTCAAAACGGAACAACGAAACAAGGAGGAAACGAGAAACGGAAAATCGCAAGGTTAGACGCCAGACCCAAACTGGAAGAGAAATACATCAAATTGGTTGTGCAAGAAAAAAAGCGTCCCGCCTTCCACGGAGTGGTTGCCCAGAGTTAACAGCGTAATTGGGCGGGAGAAAATCGAACTGATGTTCGACAATCCGCATCCCTCTTCGCTGGGCCTTGATTGGTTACTTGCCAGCGTATGAGGGACCATGAAATTTGGTCGCACGATATTGGTAATCGTGCCTGATGAGATACCCGAAACCATAGGAGAACGCTATGTTTTACCGAGGAAATCGTATCCAGCATAAGGGGCGTAGCGGATTAGTTCTGTTTGCCTTTCCTAAAGGAACGCCAGATGCGAAGTTTGCATGGGCTAAGGTTGTCTTAAATGGGGCAATCTTTGTATGCGTCCCCATGTCAGAATTGGAGGCGAACTAATAGACTAAGTAGTCTATAAAATCAGCAATCTATCGTTGGATAGATACTTCACTTGACATATACAGCAATAATCCCGAATTTGCAGGCGTAAGTCTGGCTCTAGTCCGTAGTGCTGTACGGTATACTTGACTAGAGTGGCGGGGAGTGCGAGTATCTATCCTACAATATGTTGCTGAAACCATAGATTGAAAGCGAGGCCAAGTGATGGACCTAGATATGGATGATAGCGTAGCTTTTGAAATCTTGACACAACTACGCGCAGAATTGCGGTTAAACCCTGAGAATGACGCAATAGCACTTGATGTATTGCGAACGCCTGTTGACAAGCTAACCGTAACTCAATACGAGTTCGCGAGACGTATGGCGGGAATGTCAACTAAGCCGTATTGTACGTTGACGCAGATTAATGATGATCATAAAATGTTGACGCAGATTAATCAGGAACAAAGAATTGAGAAACAGTACAAATCCGCTGGAAAGGTACTAGGAAAATGACTGTCGAAAATATCTTGACCATCTATAAGATGGCAACACCAGAAGAAAAACGTGACGGCATTATCTGGTATGCGAGGGCGGAGGCATTGTGCAAACACATGGCACTTGAGCATGACATACCATTGCGAGTAGTTGTAGGTGTGGCGGCAGCACTATCTCCGAACAACAAATGGGAACGCAACATATTCAATGCTAACGATTTGATAGGCGCGTTTCTAAATGGTGAGGATATTGACTCGGTAAAGGTATCGACATATCACACGATGAAACGTAAGGCATGGTCTATACTTGAACAAATGCCTGACCATGATAGGATCATATCTATTCTGAATGGGCAGAAGATTATATCGTTCTATCGTAACATCATGGGCGATGATACCTGTACTGTTGACGGACATGCTAGAAACATCTACTATGGTGAGCGACTAGGGTTGACTGATGACAGGACTAACATTGGTAAGAAGGAATATAGTATCATATCACAAGCATACGTTGACGCTGCAAAGCGAACCCGTGCGAATGGTAGGGCACTGAAAGCGTTTGAACTACAGGCTATTACGTGGGTAGTATGGCGCAGAATACACAACATTAAATAGGGGATATGACATGCACAAAGATAACACATACGGATATGATGACTGCCTTGAGTGTGATGGGCAGGGACAGATCGAAAGGTATCAACGTGATCCTACATCAGCACCAATATGGTATGACTGTCAGGATTGTGGCGGCAGTGGTGAAATTCCAACAGAGGATGACGAGTGATGATTTGTAATGACTTTTCAAGACATGTCTTTGACTACAATAGATATTGGCGGAGACACTTTGACGAACTCAAAACGCAACGCAATGAGGATAGTGGGCGTACATATTCCGACTACTCAAGCGAGGATCATGGAAACTATGACCGTGATTTTGACAACCATTACAGGGATAACTAACATGGAACTAGACAACAACTATATTCTAATCTACAAACCTACTATTGACAAGTACACGTTGCATAGTGTACATGATGAGAGCATTGTGCTAGATACGTTGGATACGTTAGCCGCCGCACTCGAAACCATGACACGCTACATCGTAAGCGATTCAAAGAAAGGTATTGACAATGCAGTGGAGTAGCTATAGGATACACGCCAACGATGAGGTAAGTAGGATTGGTAGTGGTAGGCGAACAGTGTTAGCAATGGTCGGCAAGAAATGGGTACGTGTTAAGAGCCGAGTCGGTGAAAGCTGGGCGCAACGTGTGACACTTACTACTTGGAACAAAATTTTGATAGAGGAGGTAAACGATGAGTACTAATGAGGCGATAGATGTAAGTCACCTTATATATCCCATGACTAAGCTAGAGAAAGCAGTGTTTGTCCGCGTTAATGTGATACCTAAAGAAGACATGTTTGATTACATATACGGAGATTTGATGGAGTACTATGAAAAAGTAGCAGACTTTGAAGAGCGTGATGAACTAATTGAAATGTATGAACATCAATATGAGGAGACAAAGTAATGATGGTTAAACTCACAATGCGTAAGAGTGCGCGTGGTTACAACAGGTGTGGCCCACTATTCGCTGCCCGTACAGTTGGTAAACGTACATACCGAGTAGATGTACCTTGGCACAGCCTATCGTTTACGCCTGACTCGAAAGGCAAACCATTCTGGTCGATGCGTGGTATCATAGAAAACAATCGTGCGCCTCGAACCCAAGTGGTGCACACACGATGACTAAAAAAATTCCAAAAGCTACAAGAGAAATTTGGTGTAGTTCATATGGTGGTGGAGAAGACGAGCTAGACGGGGATGGAGAATTTTATCTATCTGATGGAGTGTCAATGGACCCCTATCTTTACCATGATGAAAAGGGAAAACAAATTACTAAACAAAAGTATTGGAAAATAATAGATAAAGAAAACTAAGGGTTGACTAATGGTGGGAAGTGTGCTTGTGTATGCTTCCTACCAAAAGGTTATCAGTATGGTATACGAAAGCTTACCGGTATGTAGTACTGGTAGTAAAGGATAATATATAATATGATTTATAATCAACTACTTAAAGTTCTTTCTTGTAAGACAGCATTAACAGGTAACTTGTTTCGACATGTGTTTATATCTAAGCAACAGTTACAGCAAACAGTTACGCTATATGATTCTGATGTCGATGAATATTATTTCTTGACATTACAAGTTACTAAGGGTACAAGTGTACTCGACGATGACCGTATTGTATTTGTTAAAGAGGGTAGGAGTTAGACATGGCATCACTACGACAAGCTATAAACGACAAGTGCAAGGAATGTATCTACGATCCCTTCGCTGATGGACAGTGGAGAGAACAGGTCGAGGGATGTACGAGCGGTAGCTGTCCTCTGTTTTCTGTTCGCCCTACTTCATATAAATCTAAAGACAAAGGATGATGACATGAGATGTCAATGTTGTAACAGAATCTTATCGTCTGGTGAGATTAACTTTAATAAATTCTTGAAACGATGGGACTTCTGTGGTACTTGTAAGGATGAGTCAAGGCATCTGTTTGAGGACAACCCTTTATCAGGGGACTCTAGGTCACTGGTTAACTTGGACATCTACACTCACGATATCATAGGTAAATTTGATGCGCCTGTTAGCAGGTTTCATTGAAGGGAAGAACATCCTACCTCTATTGTAACACAGATCAGAGGCACACGCAACTAAAAATAATAAAAAATAATTCTTGACTCTCCGCTCCATTCGCAGTATAATAGTATTAAGGAGTTGAAATGACACATGATAATATAAATAAAGAAATCTTAGCAGCACAGACATTAAAGAACATTAAAGAATACTTAGACTCAACAAAAGATTTGTTTCAAACACACAATAATGTATCGTCTATAATTGTTCAACGTGTATACAATATCGTTAGAGAATTTGACAATGAATAGTATTATAAATACTACCCTTGGTTGCATAGTTCTGATGTCCATTATCTTTATGTCACAGAAGGCACTGCCCAATGACATAGAGGAGGTGGGTTGTCTCGCTGAAGCTATATACTTTGAGGCAAGGGGCGAGTCAGTTGTCGGGATGATTGCTGTTGGTCAGGTTATAATCAATCGGGTCAACGATGAGAGGTTTGACGATACCATATGTAGTGTCGTTCATGCTGGGCAATACTACGAGAACTATCCTGTTAGAAATCGATGCCAGTTTTCTTACTGGTGTGATGGTCGGCACGAAAGATATGGAGACATCAAAGCATTCGAGATGGTGATGATCGCCACGCAATCTATACTTGACAACATCCGTATTGAAGGACTAGACTACGCGACACACTACCATGCTAGTCACATCACACCATACTGGTCGCAGTCTTTCACACGCATCAGACAAATAGGAGGACATATATTTTATGAGCCGCTCGACTGAGGAAGAACACACGTTGGAACAATACTTTGAGGAGTACAGACAACTTGGTTATGGAGAAATTAAAGCAGCAGAAAAAGCATACCGAAAGTTATCCGAGGAAGATCAGGATAGGCCCGAATGATGTTAACATAGAGTTCACTAGTCTTAATGGAGAAATCTTTGGAGACTACAGCTACATAAACAATCTGATTCGTATTGAAAAAACTTTGACAGGTGGGCCTTTCGTTGATACAATTCTCCACGAAATGCTCCACGCAATCTGGAGGTTAGGACAACTAAAGGATGTAAAGGAAACTGAGGAACGAACAGTATCAGTAACAGCTAGTTATCTAGCACAAATTATTCGAGACAACCCGGAGTTAATAGCATGGTTGCAGAAGGAGATGTCAAGTTAATTTCTCCCAAAGAATTTCATAGCAGAAAGACGCATCAAATACTACAGCGTTGGGAGTATGGGATGATTACCGAACAGCAGATGATCGACAGCATGATGCTGATGGGTTACGACAAAGATGTAATCTTAGATATATTAGAGGGTGAGGGTGAGGAGGAGTAGTGGCGCTGATATATGTACATCGAATGGATAGCATGGGCAGCGATCTTACTGTAGCTAACGCAGCCCGTGTGTCCTTTGATAAGCACAAGGATGAGTTAGATAGCAGTGATGAGAAGCTAATCAAGTACCTCGCAGAGCATGACCATTGGTCGCCCTTCAGTCATGTGTCTATTCAGTTCAAGATCGATGCGCCTATCTTTGTAGCACGGCAGCTACAGAAGCATCAAGTAGGACTGGCATGGAACGAGGTGAGCCGTAGGTATGTAGACACTGAGCCTGAGTTCTATTCTCCTATTGAGTGGAGGCGACGAGCACTAGATAAGAAGCAGGGTAGCATGACTGAGCCTGTGTCATCTCAAGATATTGCTCAACGAATAAAGAAAGAGATTGACACCAAGGCATTGGATTGTTATAATAGGTTATTAAAGTTGAAGGTGTGTCCTGAACAAGCAAGGATGGTACTACCACAGGACATGATGACGAGTTGGTACTGGAGTGGTAGCGTCTACGCATTCAGCCGTGTATGTAATCTTAGATTAAAGGAGGACGCTCAAGCTGAGACACGAGAGGTAGCAGAATTAATTAGTAATTCTTGCGCCATCATTTTCCCAATCTCTTGGAAACATCTTACACAAGGATAAATAATTATGGCAGACAAGATCAAGGCAGCACGAGCACGAGCACGAGCAGGTGGCTCCGGTAAGAAAAGCAAAGAGGATCGTGCCTCATGGTTTGAGAATCATGTTGTCGTTATGGGTAGCAATAAGGAACAAGAAGATAAGATCAAGCAAGCATTGAAGGCTCGCATGGCAGCAGGACAGAGTGGAGGATAACATGAATCATTTTGTAATCACTCAAGACAACGTCGAAATTATTATGAACAAAGTAAGGCGACTAACTTGGGACGATGCTAACGAAGTCTTTACTATCATCAAAGATTTGAAACCCGTAAGGATCACGAGTGATGGTAAAGAAGACGACAACCAAAAAGAACTCTTCAAAAATAAATTCAGCGGCACCAACAACAGGAACGAAAAAGAAAAACCGAAAGAAGTCCTCCCGCCCTCAGTTACTACTGACAAAAACTGGGGTGGTGATGGTACGCCGGTTTACTAATAGCTGGTACGTTGCGGATGATATCTAAAACTTTAAGGAGTTGTTATGCAAGAAGCAATGAAGAACGAAAGCCTAGTCCATATTCTTAGGACGATGAAGCCCACAGCTACGCCTTTCTTTGACAGTATATTTTTAGCAGCAGCAAAAGAGATCGAACGCTTGCGAGAACAGCTTAGGGAGTATGAGAAGAATGGTAAATGAGTTCTTCTTTAACAACAAGATAGCCGCTCGACTAAACTACTACTGGAAGAAGCGTGGAGTTATTGCTAACGCAAGACTAAAGAAAAGATTTGACAAGGAGGGCAACGTAAGTTATTATATCGTATCAGACTTAGAAGTGTTGCCTGACTATACGATTGGAGTTAAGGATGGATGACCCTGTTGACAAGCCTTTGCACTACAACGAAGGAAACATTGAGTGCATCGATGCTATCGTAGAGTCAATGAGCAACGAAGAATTTTGTGGCTATCTGAAAGGCAATGTGTTAAAGTATGTTTGGCGCTACAGATATAAGGGGAAGCCCGTCGAAGACCTGAAGAAAGCACGATGGTATCTCGACAGGCTTATAGATTGTTATGCTGAACCAGCTTGAATTATTCCAACTGGATAAAGACCTGTCTTGTTTTTTTGAGAGACAAGCACCAGTCTATAGACACGATGGTAAGATTTTTATGGAAGGAGGATACCGTGATCCTGTACTAAGAAAAGTACAGTTAATGTGGAAGCGAGCAAGAGATCGAGCAAGGGAAAAGAAATTGCCTTTTAACATTACTAAAGCAGACATATTAGCTGAGTGGCCTCCAAATAACATGTGTCCTGCATTGGGAATAGAATTACACATAGCACCTAAAACAAAGGACGATCCAGATTACGGATACGCTGTTTATAATTCTGCTTCGTTAGATAGAATAATACCGGAGAGGGGATATGTAAAAAACAACATAGCTGTAGTGAGTAGTTTGGCAAACAATATAATGTCCTACGCTACTCCGAAACAAGTTATTAAAGTTGCTAAGTATTATAATAAAAAATACTACGAGGTAAAGGATAAACTAAATGTCTAGTAATCTGATTGAAGCGCATCAACCCTGCCCTGATTGTGGCTCGACTGATGCACTAGCAGAGTATGACGATCACACTTTCTGTTACTCATGTGAGAAGTTTACATGGGACAAACAAACTGATACAGCCAGTGGAACTGTTTATAAAATGGAAACCAATCTTAATCCTAAACCGTTTAGGGGATTGCTTCTCGACACGGTTAAGACTTATGGTGTAACTGTAGCGGATGACAGTAGTACCAATCACTTCCCTTACTACGATGACAAGGGAGCAGTAGTTGCTGAGAAGATTCGCAACGTACTAAGCAAGCAGACGTTCAGTCAGGGTGACATAAAGGTAGCCCAGTTCTTTGGACAGAAGTTGTTTTCTTCTGGTGGTAAGTACATCACCATCACTGAAGGAGAGATCGATGCGATGTCTGCCTATCAAATGCTGGGTAGCAAGTGGCCTGTCGTGTCAATTAAGAATGGCGCACAGTCTGCTGTTAAGAATGTTAAGCAACACTTCGAGTACCTCGATAGCTTCGAGAACATCGTTATCTGTTTCGATAGTGATGAACCCGGTATCACTGCTGCTAATAAGGTAGCACAACTATTCTCACCACGTAAGGCCAAGGTGATGACGTTGGTTGATAAGGATGCCAACGACTACCTGACTAAGAATAAGCAGAAAGACTTTGTGTCTGCGTGGTGGAATGCTAAGACGTATGTGCCTGACGGCATCCTTGCATCGTCCTCTATGATCGAGGGTCTAGCAGAGGATGACACCGTAGACACAGTTCCATACCCGTGGGATGGCCTTAACAAAATCACTGACGGTATTCGTATGAGTGAGTTGGTTGTCATCACGGCAGAGACAGGAGTAGGAAAGACATCTATCCTTAGAGAGGTAGTCTATAACCTATTGAAGACTACAAACGAGCGTATCGGTACTCTATTCCTTGAAGAGACACCACGTATCAGTAGCGTAGGGTTGACTGCAATGGAAGCTAACATCCCAGCACACAAGTTTAAGTCAGTGCTAAGTGCAGAGGAGCGCAAGGAGTTTGGTAAGCGCCTACTCTCTGACGATAGGGTGTACTTCTACGATAGCTTTGGTAGCATGGACATCGATACTCTGATGTCTAAGATCAGGTACTATGCGAAAGGACTTGACTGTCGCTTCGTAATACTAGATCATATTAGTATCGTAGTATCTGATGGACGCAACGGTGCTGATGAACGTAAGCTACTCGATGAGATCGCTACCAAGCTAAAGACACTGACGATGGAGTTGAACATAAGTCTTATTGCAGTGGTACATGTTAATCGTCAGGGTCAGATCAGAGGCACTGCTGGTATCGAACAGCTTGCCAACATGGTCATCGGACTCAAGCGTAATAAACTATCAGAGGATGAGATAGAGCGTAACACTACAGACGTAGTGGTGTGGAAGAATCGATGGACAGGTGAGACAGGCACAGCATGTCATCTGTACTACGATCCTCTGACAGGACGTATGGGTGAAAGGGATGTATCGGATGTATCAGATGTGGATGAACAAACGTCTTCTGGTAGTTGACGCTGAAACAGATAGTCTTAATGCTACTACGATCCATGTTGTTGTTACTAAAGATCACGACACGAAAGAGGTTAAGACCTTTCACGATGGTGCAGCATTCAACAGCTACATCAACGAGCAGCCTAGTCTCTTCATCATGCACAATGGTATATCGTTTGATGCACCTGTGCTTAACAGGCTATGGGATTCAGGCATCAAGACAAGTCAGTGCATAGATACACTACTACTGTCACGCCTGTTCAATCCTATTCGAGAAGGAGGTCACTCCCTCGATGCTTGGGGCAAGAGGTTCGGTTCTCATAAGATCGGCTTCACTGCCTTCGAGCACTACTCAGAAGAGATGAGGGACTACTGTGAGCAGGACGTACACATCACTGACAAGTTGTTCTCCTTTCTCTTGAGAGAAGCAGAAGACTTCTCAGAGGAGAGTGTTAGACTAGAGCATGAGGTTCAGCACATAATAAGCAAGCAGGAGAAACGTGGGTTTAATTTTGACATACGCAAAGCAAGTATTCTTCTGGCTGAATTAATGGAGAAGGCTCAAGAGATTGAGACTAAGATTACTGAAGAGGCAGGGATACTAATAAAGTTTGACAAAGATATTATTCCACGTTATACTAAGGAAGGAAGACTGTCTAAGGTAGGATTGGGATGTGTTGAGAATGCTTTGACCGTAGTTCGTGGTCCCTTTAGTCGCATCAAATACATTCCCTTTAACCTATCATCTCGTCAACACATAGCTAACTATCTAATTAAGAAGGGGTGGCATCCGAGAAAGTTTACCCCAACAGGACAGCCTATCGTTGATGAGAGTGTACTGGCTACTGTTAAAATAAAAGAAGCACAAGAGATTAGTTACTACCTAACCTTACAGAAACGTATCTCTCATATTAAACCGTGGATAAAGGCAGCAGATTATGATGGCAGAGTTCATGGCAGTGTTCGCACCTGTGGTACAATCACTACACGCATGTCTCACAACTCTCCTAACATGGCTCAAGTGCCGTCAGCAAGAAAGCCCTACGGAGAAGAGTGCAGAGAATGCTGGAAAGCAAGCGAAGGAAATAAACTAATAGGTATAGACGCAAGCGGACTTGAGTTACGTATGCTCGCACACTATATGAATGATAAAGATTACACAAAGGAAGTTGTAAATGGAGACATACACACAGCTAACCAGATGGCTGCAAGACTTGAATCAAGAGATCAGGCAAAGACATTCATCTATGCATTCATCTATGGAGCAGGAGATGCTAAGATCGGAACCATCGTGGGTGGAACTAAACACGATGGAGCAAGACTTAAAGAACGCTTTCTCAGTAGTACACCAGCACTTGCACGGCTTAGAGAAAGAGTGCTCAGAGCAGCTACAACAGGTAGAATCAAGGGTCTTGACGGCAGGTACCTTCTTATAAGATCAGAACATGCAGCACTTAATATTCTTTTACAGAGTGCCGGTGCTATCGTAATGAAGAAAGCGTTGACAGTATTTTACAAAGACCTCCTGAATAAAAAGTTCACACCATCCTCATACTTCGTTGCAAACATTCACGATGAGTGGCAGTTAGATGTGCCGGAAAGTATAGCACAAGAGGTAGCAGATATTGGAGTGAACGCTATACGAAAGACGACACGCCTTTTAAATCTTACCTGTCCTCAAGATGGAGAGTATAAGATCGGAAACAACTGGGCAGAAACACACTGAGGTAATATGCAAAAAAAATTAGAACAGTTTCACTCTGCCTTTGGGCATCCCATAGGTAAGGAGTTTCAACAGGAAGACTTAACACTACCCTTATCTCTAATTAATGAGGAATATCAAGAGCTTGTAGACGCTTGCTTAGAGGGAGATAAAGCTAACATCAAGAAAGAGTTAATGGATTTGATGTATGTTTGTTTCTCGATGTGTGTCAGATACGGATGGGATGTAGACAATATGTTTGACCTCGTCCACAAATCTAACATGACAAAGCTTGACAGGAATGGTACACCAGTGTATAGAGAAGACGGTAAGATTATGAAGTCAGATAAATATGAGCCTGTTGACTTGACAAAACTGTAGATAAATGTTATCATAGTTATATCATCAATCTAAAGGAGAAGTAATAATGGCTAACAATAATGTTCAAGTACACAGTGCTGAAGGTCTTGCGTACTGGGCTAAACTAGATCGACCACATCCCAATAAGTTCTCTCAGTATGAGACAGACGCACAGCAGTACTCAATTGTTTTGTATCTTGATGCACGCAATAAGAAGTTGATGGAGTCGCTTAACCTAGCCTCCACGATTAAACAAGATGAGAATGGAGATCGTTTTAATTTTGTCCTGAACTACATGACCAAGGCAGGTAAGCCAATGGTTGCTCCCAAAGTTCTTGACTGTGATCTAAACGATGTGACTCAAAGTATTTTGATTGGTAACGGTAGTAAGGTAGAGGTTGAGTTTGCTCTGCTTGAAATCCAAGGCGGTGCTCATGCTGGTAAGACGAAAGCGTTTCTTCGTAATGTTCAGATCATTGATCTCATTCCTTACGAGGGGTCAGGTGCCCCTGTTAACACGCTCAAGAAACGCTCTGATGGTTACGTTTCTACCGACCAGCAGAACCTTGAAGAAGTAGCATAATGTATAAGACTCTTGACACATTAGTTCCTGACATGTATAATCTACTCAAGACTGATGTGGCCCATGCTCTTAATGGAGACAACAAAAGTCTCTTCTACAAAAACGTGGGCCGTGCCCTTTATAGAAAGTTTGATTCGGACTATGCCTACGAACCGAGGCTCCGCATGTCTAACATCGGAAAGCCAGCACGGCAAGTGTGGTATGACATTAACAAAGCACCTAGAGAAACACTAACTGCACCAACTCTTAATAAGTTTTTCTTTGGTGACTTTATTGAAGAGTGGGTAGTACTCTTAGCAAGAGAGGCTGGACACTTTGTAGAGGATACCCAAAAGGAAGTTGAGATAGATGGTGTCAAGGGGCGTATGGATTGTAAGATCGACGGTGTTGTAGTTGACGTTAAGTCGGCAAGCCCATTCGCCTTTAAGAAGTTCAAGAACAACACTCTTGAAAAGGATGATCCCTTTGGTTACATCGATCAGATTAGTGGCTACGCACAAGCCGAGGGACAGGATGAAGCAGCCTTCCTTGCTATGGATAAAGTGGGTGGTCACATTGGGTTACTAAAAGTACCTACTCGTGATGTGCGTCCTCGAATTAAAATGCTGAAAGCTGCACTAGAAAAAGATACACCACCGGAGCGTTGCTACGCTGACGTTCCAGAAGGGCAGTCAGGTAACAGAGTACTTGCTATGCAATGTTCCTACTGCCCCTTCAAGCGACACTGCTGGGCTGATGTAAATGATGGTGTCGGCCTAAGAGGGTTTAACTATTCTTATGGACCTAAGTTTTTTACAAAGGTGGTGAAAGAGCCACGTACTATGGAGTTTAAACTGGATGCTATACGATCTTCGCCAACAACTAATTGACAAGTGCGATCAAACTGATATAATAGATATACTAAATATCAGTGTTGAAGAAGTCGTGGATGTATTCTGGAATAAGATTACAGACAATCTCCCTTTGTTTGAAGACGTAGTAGACACAGTAGAAGAGGAAGGAGAAGGGGAAGATGACTACTGAGGATAAAGAACAACGTCGAAAGCGTATCAACAGAAAGAAACAAGATAACGTGCATAACATTTATGCTAAAGACCTGCGAACACCTAAGTATAAAATGAGGGTAGTTCCTAGTAAGAAGGTCACCGAGTCAGAAGGTAATCTGTTGAAGAAGGTACGTGATGGAGAATATTTAGATGAATAGGTTATATAAAAATGACTATCGATAAAAAAGTAACACCTGTCTATGATGTAACATGGTTCATCAAGTGGGCGTCTACTTTTGTTTTAATAGTCGGAAGCTTTCTTAATGCTCAGAACATGTATCCCATCAACGTCTATGTAATGATGGTAGGCGTAACAGGATGGTTTACAGTAGGGTGTCTATGGAGAGACAGAGCTTTGATTGTTCTTAACACTATTATCTTTTGCTTCTACCTTTTTTCCTCCCTCTCATAATGGGAAAGATGCAGAGAGATAAAGGAGCAAACGAAGAACGAGCCATCGTTAACTTGCACCGTGAGTTTGGTGTACCTAGAAGCAAAGCATTAAGAGTGCCGCTGTCAGGTATGGCTGAAGGATACAAGCACGATGTAATTATTCAAGGATACGAAGGTGAGTGTAAGGTAAGAGCGTCAGGGTTCAAGCAGATATACGATTGGTTGGCTAAGAACCCTGACTTCCTTACGGTACGTGTAGATAGAAAAGAACGCCTGTATATTCTACCAGAAAAAACATGGTTAAAAATAATAGAGGAAGCTCAATGGAACAAGTAGGACTACCAACAGCATATCAACAGTACATTCATTCATCCCGGTATGCTCGTTGGTTGGAGGAGGATGGACGTAGAGAAACGTGGGAAGAAACCGT